ACTATCCAGGGCATCGTGCGCAGAGAACTGGCCGGGCGCCGGTGGTAATAGCCGAGAAACGACTCGCCGACAGGTCAATGGATGCTAAACCCTTCTCGGAGAGCATCAAGGACTGGGTAGACAAGGGATGGGAACATTCTAACCTGGGCCCGCATAGCCTTGTTGTGGATGCTTCACCGAAGTTTCGCTCGTTCCAAGACTACGAAAAGTCTGCGAGCGGGGCGAAGGTGCTGGTGAGGAAGGCAGATGAGCCGCTGGCACACGAGGGAAGTGGGCGCTTGAGCGATGACTTTGTCGCTTGGTGGAAAGATCGTTTTGGGCAGCAATATCAAGGGGAGCCGTGGGTTAAATACTTGGATCGGGCGGCGAGGAGTGGGGATGAGGTTGCCGTGGATATACTGAAGCGGGCCTCCCGGAACCCATCGAACTATGCGGAGTTGAAGGTTCATGGGCCGGTGCCGATTACTGGAGAGCATTGGGCGGGGGCGATACTGGAGCCTAAGGCTGACTGGCAGGGGAATCCGCTCGCTTGGTTTTCTAGACTGACCCGAGAGTTTGAGAATCGCGGCCTGCGGATTCAAACGATGGAAAGAGATCCGATGGAGAGGTTTAAGCAGATTCAGATGATGCAAGAGGCCGCCGGGCCGACGACTGCGAGAAGGACGAGGGATGCACCCTGGAGGGGGCCGCTGGAGTATAACCCGCGTCCAGTCTTTCCGCCGAAGGACACTTCCCCGGTGGTTAAGCCTGCTGCGGAAAAGGCCTCTAGTATTGTGGAACAATATCAGGAAGGCCTCCTTTGGCCGGAAGAGGTGCTGGGTCAGCTGCAACAAAAGGCGCTGTTCCACCAGACGATGACGCCGAATGAAACAGCGCTGTACAATAACCTGATGGCACAAGTCATGCAAAAGAGCCAAAAGGAGGGGGTAAACTTCGGGGACATATTCAACAATAAGATGGAGGGCACAGAGGATCTTGCCAAGTTCTCGCAGGAGCTAAAAGCGCTGGATGTTTGGGGCGTTCACGCAGCTGCTGATGCAGACACGGCGGCGAAGAAGGCATCCCACGCCGTAAGCAAGGAAAAGGTGGTTGACGCGATTCACCCTCCCCCCAAAACATCAGCCACAATCGTCTTCGAAGATCCTGTTCTCTATGTCGCCGCGAAGAAAAACTGGGAGAACAAAGATCCCAGTTTCATCTATCATGACGGCGATAAATACTGGGTGCATCCGAACGGCCAGGTGTACTTGATGACGGAGGATAACCAGCCAATTAAGTTTGGCGACTTCACGAAGGAGCATCTTTGGGAGCCCAAGGAAACTTCCCCAACCCTACTAGGGCATGGCTTGAAGCCCGCAGACGACATCTCGGAGGCCTACAAAGGGGGTCTTCTAACCGCAGAGGATGCGCTTAAGGCCATTCTCAAGAAGCAGAAGGTGTATGGTTCAGGCACATTGACTGCTGGAGAGTGGGGCGACAAAAAGGCGCTAACAGATTACCTTTGGGATAAGCTCCCAAATCCGACTTTTAGTGCCTCTGCCGAAAACGTTCTAAAGAAGAAGGGTGTGGAGCCAGACACTCAAGCCATAAAGCACAAGGCACAAAGTACCCTGTTTGCTTGGCACTATGATGAGGCAGAAGACACCTACTTTACTATTGGTGGGCACAAGTTCTGGGTTAGCCCCCAAGATGGCTGGGTAGCGGTGTTACAATGACCCCTCAGATCATCTGGCAGCCCCAACCTGGCCCTCAGACCGCGCTCATTGCGTGCCCCACCTTCGAGGTGTTCTACGGTGGGGCCAGAGGGGGTGGAAAGACGGAGGCGAGCATTGGGGACTGGCTCGAGCACTCTGGACGCTATGGAGAGCACGCCATCGGGGTGTTCTTCCGGCGGAAATTCAAGCAGCTGGAAGAGGTCGTTGCGCGAACGAAGATCCTCTTCCCTCAGATCGGCGCGAAGTATAATGAACAAAAGGCCGAGTGGACGATGCCGAATGGCGGGCGGCTGAAGTTCCGCTACATCGAAAGGGACCAAGATGCCCAAGAGTATCAAGGCCATTCGTATAGCAGAGTTTACATCGAGGAAGCGACAAACTTCCCCACACCGGCCCCCATCAACCTGCTGCGAGGCACACTCCGCTCAGCCGCCGGTGTCCCGGTCGGAATGCGGCTCACGGGTAATCCAGGTGGGCCCGGCCACCACTGGGTCAAGCAAAGGTATATTCTCCCGGATCCAAGAGGATGGAAGATTCTTCTGGACACGTTTGACGGGCTGGAGGGGGAAAAGCTCACGCTAGAGAGGGTGTTTATCCCCTCAAAGATCAGCGACAACGCACTTCTCTACAAGAACGACCCGTTCTACGTCGCGCGGCTGAGACAGGCGGGCAGCGAGGCTCTCATTCGAGCCTGGCTCGAGGGCAACTGGGACCTCGTTGATGGGGCCTTCTTCGATTGCTGGGACGAAACTAAGCACGTTTTGAGTACGCCGGACTGGCTTCCGCGAATCCCGGCCCATTCGCTCAAGTTCCGGGCATTCGACTGGGGTTACGCGAAACCATTTAGCTGTGGTTGGTATGCGGTGAGTGATGGGACTTGGGGACTGCCAGTCAACGCGCTGGTGAAGTACCGGGAGTGGTATGGGACGAGCGGAAAGCCGAATGAGGGTATTCGGATGAATGCGAACTTTGTGGCGCAGGGTATCCGCTCGAGGGAAGTGAATCCTGTTGATTCCCGCCTGACTGAGCATATGCGCTATGGGGTGGCCGACCCCTCGATCTTCATCAGGGACGGGGGGCCTTCGATCGCGGAAACGATGGCTTCAGAGGGCGTCAGCTGGCGCCGGGCCGACAACAAGCGAGTTCCCGGTTGGGCTGAAGTCCGCCGGCGGATGAAGGGGGGCGCGGACGGCGTTCCGCTGCTCTACATCCTCGACTGTTGCGATGATACCATACGCACGATTCCCACTTTGCAGGTAGACGACACCGATCCAGAGGATCTGGATACGGAAGGGGAAGATCACGCGGGGGATGAGCTGAGATATGCGTGTATGAGCAGACCGTGGGTGATAGAGGCACCCCGTGAGGAGCCTTTTAGGTTTCCAAAACGCCCAGATGAGCTTACAATCAATGATTGGATTGAGATACGCAGGAAGAAACGCCTGCTGGCTGAACAGGACGCCCTTTAGGAGGTAAAAATGGCTGGACATGGACTTGTTCCGCAGAGTTACGACAATGCGAAGGTCGTGACCACGCATGATACGAATCTTAATGAGTTTTCCGCCTTCTTCGTCGGAGTCGCCGGTGCAGTAGCATTCCAGAATGTTCTTGGAACGACGATTACGCTGGCCGCCGTCCCCGCCTACACGGTGATTCCAGTCGCCACGAAGCGGATCATGGCAACCGGCACCGCTGCGACGAACATCATTGGGCTTAGCTAATGGCTGACATCTTCGATCGGGTGGAGACGAAGGAGGATCCAGTTGCCATTTACTGGCAGCAGGAGATCGACCTTTCGAAGAAACGACACAAGAAGTTCTTCAAGGACGCCAACAGGATTGCGGAGCTGTACGAGGCCGGGAAGGCGGCGGACAACTCATTCAATATCCTGTACTCGAACACGGCGACGCTGAAGCCCGCGTGCTACAACCATCTTCCGCGGCCCGAGGTCGAGCGGAGGTTCCTGGCGCAAGATCCGCTCGCGAAAGCCTCGAGCGAGACGCTGGAGAGGACGCTTAGCTACTTGATGGACTCGTCCTCGGCGGAAACCGAGCGCTTCAACACTCTAATCGAACAAGCCGTTCTGGGCGCACTTGTTCCTGGTCGTGGACTGACGAGGTTCAAGTATGACGCAGAAATCGAGAGTGTTCCGCCTGCCGTGGGCGACGGGGAAGGCGAACCAGAGGAAGGAGGAGAGGATCTGGTTGAGGAAGCAGGGGAAGATGATGGAGCAAAGCCCGTCATCTCCGAGCCTTCCGAGCGAGTTGGATACGAAACGATCACAGGGAAAGATGTAGCCTACGACGGGTTTCTGTTTGGGTATGCGGCTCGGTGGGTGGATGTACCCTGGATTGCTTACACCCATGAAATGACGGAAGACGACCTCGAGACCAACTTTGGGGAGGAGATTGCTCGGCAGGTTCCGGTTTCGACCAGAAAGAAGGAAGATCCAGAGGGGAACCGGGAGAAGGACTACGAGGGGGAGGAGAATCAGGGAAGTGACAAGACTGCTTGCGT